AGGCAACTTGCCTCGATGTCGAAACCGGCATGTATCACTATTATGTTATTGCGAAAGACGGTAAAGACCAGCTCCTGATGCGCGAGATGAAGTCTTCGCCTTGGATTGTTGCGAGGTACATGAAGGTTGCCGGTGAGATTTACGGCAGAGGCCCACTGCTCACGGCAATCCCTGACATCAAGACGCTAAACAAAACGCTTGAGCTGTTGCTGAAAAACGCCAGCCTGTCCATCGCTGGTGTTTACACAGCGGCTGATGATGGCGTGCTAAACCCGCAGACTATCCGTATTGCGCCGGGTGCAATCATCCCGGTTGCGCGTAACGGCGGACCACAGGGCGAGAGCCTTCGGATGTTGCCACGCTCTGGCGACTTTAACGTCTCGCAGATTGTAATTAACGACCTTCGCATGAACGTGAAAAAAATCCTTTTGGACGACACGTTACCGCCTGACAATATGTCAGCACGGTCCGCGACAGAAGTCTCCCAGCGCATATCTGAGCTAGCCACAAATCTTGGGTCTGCCTTCGGTCGTCTTATAACAGAAACAATGTTGCCGCTCGTTTCGCGCATTTTATACGTTATGGATGAGCGCGGATTGATTGAGTTGCCGTTAAAGGTGAACGGCCTAGAAGTTAAGGTGACACCAGTGTCGCCTATCGCGCAAGCACAGAACATGGGCGATATTGAGAAGTTGATGCAGTGGGTGCAGATGGCTTCCGCGCTTGGGCCTGATGGTCAGATGGCTGTTCGCACTGGTGCGATTGCAGACCATGTGGCTGACAAGCTCGGCGTGCCGGCAGAACTACGCACATCACCGCAAGAGCGTCAACAGATGGCAGAGCAACAAGCTCAGATGCAGGCGGCGCAAATGGCAGCACAGATGGCACCAGCCGTCGAAGGGGAGTAAATGACCGAAGGATGGGAAGGACTGCGCTCTGTAGAGCCGCAGGAAAGACTGACACAGCAGGACAACCAAGACGATATCGACAGGTTGTATCTGCGCGTATTCGGCAGCGATGACGGGCAAAAGCTACATGAGCATCTGCGGTCGCTGACGATAGAACAGCCCACATGGTATCCCGGCGAAGACGCTTCGCATGGGTTTGCTAGAGAGGGGCAAAATTCACTTGTCCGCGAAATAGAAAGGCGGATGCAACGAGCGAGGTCGCTATGAATGAAGACACTGGCCTGATGGCCCAAGCTACTCTGGATACAGAGGGCGAGGATAACCAGACGGCACAAGAACCTATTTCACATGTACAGCCAGAAGCAGGGCCAGCATCTCTCGATGATGTCACTGTCGCCAAAGAAGGAGAGGACACAGAGTTTGTTAAGCCGGATTATTTTCCTGATAAGTTCTGGGATGAAGAGCAGGGGCCAGATGTCGAGAACCTTGTCAAATCTTACAACGAATTGCAGAAGAAATTTTCGCAAGGTAAGCACAAGGTGCCAGATGCCTATGATGATAGCGTATTTAAGAACGCTAACATCCCGGACGACGACCCATTGCTTGAGACTTACAGAAGCTGGGCAAAGGAAAATGGCGTTAGCCAAAGTGCGTTTGACCAACTTGCTACAAGCATTGTGGACATGGCAGAGCAAGAAGCTGACACAGCTCAAATTAGCTTTGACGAAGAATACAAAAAGCTAGGCCCAAACGCTGATGCGGCTATTAAGTCAATGACCGACTGGGCGTCTAGCCTAGTACGCAAAGGCGTATGGTCAGACAGCGACTTTGAGGAGTTCCGCATCATGGGCGGTACAGCACAAGGTCTTCGCGCCTTACAAAAGGTGCGTAGCTATTACGGCGACAAGCCGGTGCCGATTGATGTCGGTCCTATCGATGGCGCGCCATCTAAAGAGGAGTTGAACTCTATGGTCGGCAAGCCTGAGTATCTGACAGACCCTGCATATCGTGCAAAGGTCGAGAAGATGTTCGAGCAGGTCTACGGCACGCGAGACGCGTCTCTTATCTAAGTGATATCGCGCCCTTGCTGGGCGCGATGTTTTTTGTTAATATCCACTTGACGGACAACCATTTCGGCCTGTCAGACCCGTTTGGGGGCGTAGCGTTTATGCCCAAGCAACAGCCCGGCTTCGGATACCTGTAGCGGTTTTTTGAAAACATTCTTAACGAGAGGACTAAAAAATGGCAGTAGCTATTTCTAACGCTTTCGTCCAGATGTTCGATGCAGAAGTACACCAAGCATTCCAAGCGCAGCGCGCTCTTGCTGGTGTAGTTCGTGAACGGTCTGGCGTTGAAGGCAATCAAGTGAAGTTCCCGAAAATCGGGAAAGGCACCGCGACTGTGCGCGTACCGCAGACAGACGTGACACCGCTTAACGTGTCATACTCACAGGTAACCGCGACGATGTCAGATTTTATCGCAGCTGAGTACAGTGACATCTTTAGCCAACAGAAGGTCAACTTCGACGAGCGCCGCGAATTGGTGCAAGTTGTGGCTGGTGCAATCGGACGCCGCATGGACCAGCTCGTTATCGACGCGCTGAATGCCGCATCATCACCATCAACTGTTGCTACAGGCGTTGGCGGTTCAACCACAAACATGAACCTTGCAAAGCTGTTAGCAGCTAAGAAGGCTCTCGATGTCAAGAACGTACCTGCTGAAGGTCGTTGCATGGTTATCCACGCAAACGGTTTAGCGGCATTGCTCGATGAAACTGAACTTACTTCGAGTGATTTTGCGACTGTGAAAGCTCTTAGCACAGGTGAAATTGACTCGTTTTTGGGCTTTAAATTCATTACGCTCGGTGACCGCGATGAAGGTGGCTTGCCACTTCCATCAACACGCACTTGCTTCGCTTTCCACCGCGATGCAATCGGCATGGGCATTGGCATGAACCAGCGTTCTGAAATCAACTATATTGCTGAGAAGACATCGTTCCTCGTCTCTTCAATGTTCTCCGCTGGTGCGGTTGCCATTGACGACGATGGCATCGTTAAAATCTCAGCTACAGAATAGGAGATATAGAACATGGCTTTTTCAGCAGACGGATGGGGCGTCATTGGCGCTTCCAAAAAGGGTGTGGCACCTAGCCTTTACTCTTACGCAACAACAGAAGCTGTTGCCGCTGTTAATTCAGAAGGTTACTTTAACGCCTTGTCAGACACTTTGGCAGTCGGAGATGTAATCATGGTGCGCTCGTCAACAGGTGGCACACAGGTTGTGTCATTTAACTACGTCTTAACAAACGCTTCCGGCGTTGTTGACGTGACTGACGGCACAGTTCTGGCTAACACAGACAGCGACTAATACCCCCTGAGTTGGGGCGGCTTCGGTCGCCCCAACCTTCTATTGCGGAGTGCTGACATGGCGGCTGGTGATACCAAACTATCTATCTGTTCTGAGGCGCTCATTATGTTGGGTGCTACACCTTTATCTAGCTTTGGCACTGGCACCGACGAAGCGCAGGTTGCAGACCGTCTCTATGACGATGTCCGCGACAGCATCCTTATGCAGTATGCGTATAGCTGGTCTATTAAAAAGACCAAGCTGGCACGTCTAGCAGATGCGCCGATTAACGAATGGAAGTATGTGTTCCAGCTTCCCGGCGATATGCTTGGCAACCCCAAGGCTGTATTCAACACAAGCTCTGTTGGTGCCACAACTGTCAGGGATTTCGAGATTTACTCTGGCGGTCTATACACAAATTTTGAAGAGCTTTGGATTGACTACCAGTTTCAAGCCGAAGAGTTTACCTTCCCGCCATACTTTGTGCGCCTGTTAAAGACAGCGCTTGCCGCAGAGTTCGCAGAACCTATTACTGACCAGATAAGCAAAGCTGACTATTTCCATGCAAGGGCTTTTGGCGCGCCGTCAGAGAACATGCGCGGCGGTCTAGTGCGTGTTGCAATCAACATCGACGGCGCTGACAGACCAGCGCAAACTATACAAGAGTTTCCGATATCTGACATAAGGTTCTAGCATGAGCCGGATTATACAAATACAGAATGACTTCACGGCTGGCGAGATAGACCCGAAGCTCCGGGCGCGTACTGACATAGCTCAGTATAAGTCTGCGCTGACTACAGCTAAGAATGTAAGCATCCAGCCGCAGGGCGGTGCAGTGCGCCGGGATGGCACCAAGTTTATTGCGGCGCTCGATGCTGGTGCGGCTAACGCTGTCCGCATGGTGTCTTTTGAGTTTAGCGTTAATGACAGTTACATGCTGGTGTTCACACCGGGCAAAATGTATGTGTTCAAGAACGGCGCGCAAATCACAGCTATCAACGGTGGCAGCGACGCATTCCTGACAGTGAGTGCGCTCACAGCGGCTATCTTGCCTGAGATGAATTGGGTGCAATCCGCTGACACTGTCATCGTGGTTCACGAAGACCTAGAGCCTATCACTATTGTGCGCGGTGCTACGGATGCAGACTGGACAGCTAGCACGCTGACATTTTCGCACATACCTAAATACGCTTTCACGCTTAACATTGACACACCCACTTTCACGATAACACCGAGCGCTGCCAGCGGAAACATTACGATAACTGCGTCTTCTGTGACAACCGACAGCGGCACAGCACAGGCCGGCTCATCAACAACAATTACATTAAAGAGCGCTACAACCTACACGTCAGACGACCAGTGTAACGGATTGTCGCTTCATCTAACTGGCGGCACCGGGTCAGGTCAGCACCGACATATATCGGACTACGTTGCAAGCACTAAGGTCGCAACAGTGTATCCGGCATTTGACCCAGCGCCAGACAACACAACGCAATACACAGTTAAAGCGTTTGGCGAAGATAGCGTTGATGAATACGTTGTATCCAGTAACGGCTTTGGTCGTGCGCGCATAACAGAGTTCGTAAGCAACACTGTCGTCAAAGCGTTTGTTGAGGTGCCTTTCTTCGACACCGACGCAATAACTTCTGGCAACTGGGAGCTGGAATACGGCTTTGAGAATACATGGTCGTCAACGCGTGGCTGGCCTCGCAGTGTCGTATTTCACGAAGGCCGGTTATACTTTGGCGGGTCCAAACAGAGGCCGTCTACAATATGGGGTAGCCGTGTTTCCGACTTCTTTAACTTCGACCCCGGCGAAGCATTAGCTGATGCTTCTGTTGAGGCGTCGCTAGACACAGGAACATTTAATGCAATCGTTGATATGTACGCTGGGCGGAACCTACAGGTATTCACAACAGGGGCCGAGTTTTATGTGCCGCAAACGCTGGATGACCCTATTACCCCAACAAACCTTATTGTAAAATCGCAAACTGCGTTTGGTATGAAGCCGGGCTTGCGCGTTCAGAACGTGGACGGCGCAACGCTATTCATCCAGCGGCAAGGCAAAGCGTTGCAAGAGTTCGTGTTTAGCGATGCTGTGCAAGCGTACACCTCTGCAAAGATATCACTGCTATCGTCTCACTTGCTAAAGACGCCAGAAGAAATGGTTGTGCGCGTTGCGACAGGCACCGACGAGGGTGACCGGCTAATGCTGGTAAATGGAGATGATGGCTCTATCGCGTGCTACACATTGCTACGCAGTCAGAACGTGATTGCGCCCAGCGAGTGGACCACAGACGGCAGCTTCCTAAATATCGGCGTTGACGTGGACGACATCTACGTTGTGACAAAGCGCAACGTGAACGACGCAGATGTTTATTATGTTGAGGTCTTTGACCCTGACGCCTTGCTCGATTGCTCAAAGACAGGCGGCGCTGCATCCTCTGTTACTATGGCGCATCTCGAAGATGAGGTTGTGCAGATTATCCGGGATGGCGTTGTAGAGCCAACGCAAACTGTTGGCGCTTCGCCTTACACAATTACTTTTGCAAGGGCGGCAACGTCTAGCCATCAGGTCGGTTTAAACTTTACGCCGGAGATGAAGACGTTACCAGTCGAGCCAAACCTATCTAGCGGTTCACTCAAAGGCTTTAAGAAACGCATCTTTGAAGTAAACGCAGAGCTGTTCGAGACGCAATCATTGTTGGTCAATGGTTCGCTAATACCATTTCGCTCATTCGGGCCAGACGTTCTTGGCTCATCTGTGCAGGCATACACCGGCATCAAAACCATAAATGGGATGCTCGGTTATACATACGACGGTCAGATAACATTAACTCAAAACGTGCCGCTAAAAATGACGGTGCTGGGTATTGAGTACAAAGTAAGCGCGGGGCAATAGCATGGCACAAGTAGCAATACCTATGGCAATAGCCGCTGTTGGAGCGGCGGCATCTCTAAAAGGCGCACAAGCGCAAGCCGGCGGTTTAGCTAATCAGGCAACTATGGCACGCATGAAGGCGCGCCAAGATGCGTTAAAGTACAAGCAACAAGGCGTCTCTGTTCTGGACAATATGCTAGCAACGATGGCAACGCAAAACGCTAGAGCAGGCGCAGGCAATGTTGACCCGTCCTCTGGTAACTCTGCGGCGTTGCGGTTCCTGACGTTGTCAGCCGGGTCCGGGGAGTTCTACAACACGCAAGAGGGTCAGACGATTGTGACCCGGCAGGGCGAGTTACAAGCGCTAGAGTACCACAAGCAGGCGAAGGCGATCATGCAGGCGGCTAAGATACAAGCCGTTGCTAGCATTGCATCTGCTGGTTACATGGGGTCACAGCTTGGCGGCGCACCATCTGGCGGCGGGTCAGTTGGGCCTATGGCATCTGCCCCGGCAGCAACATACCAGCCACTACAGGTTGGGGTGTCTACTAGCTATAGTAGTATAGTGGATCCAACTGGCGTAAACACATTTATGAGGTTGCAGTAATGGCAGAGCGTTTACCTAAATATCGCCCACTGGGTGTAAGCATACCGTCACTGCCGACCGTGGACTACACGCAGACAGGCGCAGCGCAGGCGCGTGTTTACGACGCAATCGCTAACAGCTTAGACAAAGTCTCGCAGTTTGCGTTCAAGAAAATGGAAGAGACTGCACTTATCGAGGGCGCGCAGTATGGCGTGGAGAACGCGCCAACAAAACAACAGCTAGAAGATGCAGACGGCAACATCGAAGACATTGTGCCGGGTGACCAGTCAACAGTGTTTGGCAAGGCGGCGCGTGAAGCCGCGCTCGGTAGCATCACGACCAACTTCGATATATCCGCACGTCAGGAAATCATGCGTCTAAGATTAGACGCGCAGGCGACTGACAAGCCGGTGTCGTCACTGGTCGATAGCATGACAGCGGTTATCGATGGCTACACATCGACAATACAGGATGTCAGCCCATCTGCGGCATTGAAGTTTCGCTCCTCGTTATCGACGCATGGTAACTCGGTGGTGCTGGCTTATTCGCAAAAGCTACTGGACAAACAAGAGGCGCAAGACCAGCTTTTTGCAACAAGCCAGATGGACGCTATCGTTAATGGTTTAACAGACGCTGATGGTAATAAACTTGTTGATAGCAACATTGAAGACGTGTTTGAAACTGGCTCTCAAGCAATGATAGAAGGCGCTCAAGATTATATCGGCATCGCTGATAAGCTAACGCACATTAGAACGCACCTGCAAGGCATTGGCGCTAGTGTAGCCGACAAAGCCGCTGTGCAAAAATACCTAAAGCAGTTTGACGATAAGGTTAATGTGATGTTTGACACCGAGGTGTCTCAGTGGGTGATGGAAGCTCCGATAAAGCACTTAGCTGAACTGCGCACTGGCAAAATAACAGACGCTAGAATGGCTGATATATGGGGCGTGAACATGACGGACACGCAAAGGGCAACAGCGATTAAGGCGTCGCAGGACGCGATAACAGCAAGCATCGGCGTAGAAAATGCGTTTGAGGCGCAGATTGAGAAAAAGAAAGAGGACAATTACGAAGCCGGCCTTGTTAATTTAGCTGATGCGCAGATTGCAAAAGACAAAGACGGCGTTGATACGGCTATGGAGCAAATAAAAATTAACGCACCAGAAAAATATAGGGCTTTGGCCTTGGCGATTGCCAAGGATGTTAATGTTGATGATGGCGAGGCGATTGTTCGTTTAGAGCTACTTGCTGTAAATAAATTGCTAACACAGGAAGCCGTTACAAAAGAATATACGGACGGCAATTTAAGCGCTGCCACATACAAAGAACAGCTAGCGGCGGTCATATCATTTAGAGATAACCGCTTTAGAGACGCGACATCTCGCGTTAAAGCTATGATTGGGTTGCCTGATAAGGCTTTGTTTAATCCCGGCGCTAAACAACGAGAAGCGATGCAAGCAGTTGCCAAAATACAAATAGACTTGCGAAGAGCAAAAGACACTGACCCAGATGTAGATATTGTCTCGCTTGCTGAGAGCATGGCGAAGAAATACCTTGAAGAAAAAGACAAGGCAGAGCCACAAGTATTAGCAAAAGCAAAAACAGAGGTCGAAGTGTTACGCGGCAAACTAGGTCTAAGCGCCGGGGCAACAATAGACGAAATATCAGCAGCGCTTATAGCTAAAAATAATAACAAACTAATAGACGACTACTCAGGCTTTGTTAAGACGGTGAAGGATAACCAGTAATGAACTTGGAAGAGCAAATTGCGTCAATCTACAACGCCGCTGAACTAGGTCAGCCGGTTCAATCTGTACAGGACGCAAACGGTAATGTCACTGTTGAGCCAGTGCGCGTGGGTGCAACCGGGTTTGACCTGCAAATACCGTTACGCAACATGCCGCCAAAGCGTGAGGCGCAATCTTTTGAGCAAACCAAAAAAGATTTTCTGCCCAGCCTTACTGGTCTAGCAGGCGGAACCGCTGTTGGCACCGCTGAAGCCTTAGACCTAGCTATCGGTTTATTTGAGGGCGCATACAAAGCCGCGTTTCCTGACGCAGACCAAACGCGCTTCCAAGGTTTTCTTGATGGTGTCGTGAACCAGTTCGAGACTGGCTATGGCGAAGGCGCACGTCAGATGCTTTTAAGCATGGGCGAGAAAGCTGGCTATGATGAACAGCAGTTAAAGGTCATGGATGAGGCCATCACCGTCGGCAGCTTCTTCGGCGCAGGCGGCGCGGCTAAAACCATTGTCCAAAAAGGTGTGCCGCTTGTCCGAGCTGGCGCATCAAAAGCCGGCGACGTTATCGAAGGCGCTAGCGATGCCGCAAAGGCGCGTATGGCGGACGCTGACAGCTCGTTTACGGCTGGCATGGGCGTTGACCCTGACCCGGCTATCGCGGCGGCTGGTGACGCTGTGAAGGCGATGCGTGGTGGTGTGGAAGCGCCAGAACTTAACGCATCATTGAAACCACCCACAGAAACTGAGCCGGGCATCATTGCGTTTCATGGGTCAGGCTCAGACTTCGACGAGTTTAAGCTAGAGAAGATTGGCACTGGCGAGGGCGCACAGGCTTATGGCTATGGGCTGTATTTTACAGAAAGCGAGGATATAGCGCGGTTTTATCGGGATGCTGTAGGTGGGCGAGACAGCAACAGAATGGCGCAATTTGATGATATTGGACAAGCCTTAAAAGGAAAAATGTCTTTAACAACAGATGTTATTAACGATATTATTGATAAAAAAATAAAAGTTTCTTCTTTG